TCTCTGTTGATACTGCATCAGAGATTTGACTCATTACTGACTTAAGTCCATCAATAGAGTCTTTGCCGAGTTGCTCGGCGCTTTTAACTACCAAATCTGAGTAGTTATTAATACCAACAATCAATCCAAGATCAAGAAATTCGCCAACTTTCGCAAATTCTTTTGATGGAGAACTAATCCCAAGGTATCTTTTAACTGCTTCGATTAATTTTTGGGCGAGCGCGGTTCCTGCTGAAATAATGGCGTATGCTTTATTATTAATGCCCTGTATAATCCCGCTTCCAATATCTTCTCCTGCATCAATTGCTTTTTGTTTATTAGTTCCGCTTGTTAGCCCCGTCATGACATTATTCATTATTGTGGTCGCGGACGCGGTTACTTCTGCTAATTTTGTTTGGTTTTTAAGGCCTAAAACAAAAGCGTCAATAACAGACTTCCCTTTGGCAGTAATGTCTGGCAATCTATCAGTAATCTTCTTAATAATGGCGTTCATAATTTTATTTGTAGAATCACCGATGATTGCAATTTTTACTGAGTTAGTCAACCCAGCTATTATTTGATCCATTATTTCAAAAGTTTTCTTTTTAAACAATGGAAGTGATTTTGTAATTGCTTTTAGCATTTCGGTTAATAAATCATTAAGGCCTTTTAAGATAAACCCCATATTGTTTTTTACGCCAATCGAAATAGATTCAACAATTAATTCGCCATGCTTTTTAAATATGGGCAACGCATCAGTTATAACATCGATCATTTTTTGAACAATGTCTTCTGTTGCTTTAACAGCATCGATATTAGAATTGCGGATGCCTTCGTCCAAACCATCTACAATATTCCCACCAAGCTCTTCCATTACTTTAGAAGGAGAATTGATGTTAAATAAATCTTTAAATCCGGATATAAGGCTTTGTCCAACATTTTGTACTGCAGTTACTACACTACCAATTCCTGCTCCAAGCCCATCAATAAGTCCTTGAAGGATTGAAGATGCCCATCCCTTGGCCTCAGTTGAAGTCCCGCCTGAAATACCAAAGAATTCAAGAACACCATCTATAAACGCAGTGCATAAACTAGCAACGGCGGCCATCAATAACGGTGTGTTTTCTCTAATTGAATCGGCAAGACCATTAATAAAATCAATAATCATTTGAAACGCAGCATCAACTACCCTAGGAACTTCCTGTCCAATACCCTCAAGAAATGCTATAATAATATTAGCACCCGATTTAATCAGATCTGGAATCTTCTCGGCAATACCATTAAGAATATTAACAACCATTTGTATTAGTGTTTCCACTACAGTTTGTATATTGCTTGATACCCCAGCTAAGAAACCCAATATAATCTTCATGCCCGCTTCGACAAATTCTGGAACTCTTTTAACTAATTCAGCAAGAAGCCCACTTAGAAATTCAAATATAACTAGTATTAGCTTTGGGAATTCTCCACTTAATATAGTTATCAACGCAGAAAATACCGCAACCAACGCCGCGGCAATAGCCGGAGCACCTTCTATGATAACGGTCGCCATAGCGACAATGCCAAGTGCCACTTGTGATAGCAAATATGGTATTAAACCTATAATTGCTTTTATTGCTGAAACTAGAAGACTTATTGATGCAGAACCCGCAACACTTAATGCCGCCAATCCTGCTGCAAATAATCCAAGCCCAGCACCTATTGCTAAAACGCCGACACCAAGTAAAGCAATTGCCACACCAAGCCCCATAATAGAAAGCGTTAATGGAGCAAGAACATACCCAGCTATACCAACAATAGCAAATACTCCAGCTAAATATAGTAATGCGGTGCCAATCTTATTGATAGGAACAGCAGAAATGGCGATTAAAGCAGGTGTTAATATAAGAATCGCAGAGCTTATAATAACCATAGCTGCTGCGCCAAATAAAACAGAAGGATTAGAAAGCAGAAGTAAAGATGCGACCATTATGGCCATTGCTATGCCAAGACTAATTAATCCCTGTTTTACAACCTCAAATTTAACCGCTCCTAGAGCTAAAACTGCCCCAGATATAACCAGAATAGCGCCACTCATTGCGCTCATACTTACTGCAGCAGCCATCATTTTAACTGGATTTATGCCTTGACTAATTAATATGCTAAAAGCAGCAACTCCAGCTAAAATAAGTCCAAGGGCAATTAAACCTTGTGTAAGTTTTGTTGGATCAAATTGCCCAAGAATTGCAACAATCCCGGTCATTTCTAAAATAGCAACCGCAACAATTCCAAGAGCAACTGCGGCGGCCATAAGATTACCGCCTTTTGATAACTGGCTAACTGCTATAGCAAATATAGCCATTCCACCAGCAATTTCTCCGACAGCAATTAATCCCTGTTTTAATTTATCTGGATCCATGTTGCCCAAAGACCGCATAGCCAGAGCAATAATATTTATACCAATGCCAAGGGATATCAATGCAGTTGCTGCACCAAGAAAACTTTTTGTATTTTGCATAAGTTTGCTAAATATAACTAGTTCTAATAACACCGCACCAAGAGCAACAACACTTGCCATTAAACGATCTGCCGGCACTGAAGCTATGGTTTTTAAAGCAAAACTTATTAATAACACAGATGCTGATAGCGCCAATAGTTGTCCTCCAACTTTAGCAATTGATCCGCCACTCATGGCTTTATTCATAATTGTGAATGCGCCAACCAATTCAATGAATAGCATTGTCAAAGCGCTAACTGCTCCACCCATTCTTTCCGGATCAATAAGGCTCAAAGCGACAATAGAAGCAGCAAGTAAAGCAATGGCAATAGCAATACTTTGCAGTTTTTTAGCCTGAAGACTTTCTTGGTATGACTTTAATGTAGTTTGAAGTCCACCAAATATGCCTTTAAGACCATCAGTAATACCAGATGCATTATCCGCAAGGCCTGTAAAACTAGATATAAGATCTTTTAAACCGATTAACACCCCGCCTTTAAGAGCAGTTGTAATAATCTCAAGTAAACCACTAAAACCGTCTGTTTTCCATTTTTCAGCAAGTGCGGTTTTGATCTTATCAAACATTTTGACAAGAAATTCGCCAATTGGTTTTAATATTCCTACTAACGGAACAAAGAATGTTTTGACCCGTTCGATAAATCCATCAAACCCTTCAAACTTATTAGGGAATCCATTTAAGGAAGTTTTAATATTGTCAATAGCTGTCGTAATAAATTCAGATTCTTTGAAAATATCAATAACAGCACGGATCTTCTCTCCGATTAATGTGAATGCTTCGCCAATTTTTGTTGAAATATTAACAAAGACATGTGACTTATCTGCAGAATCCTTAAGATTAGTAAAGAACCGTGCGATATTAGAAAGAAATCCAAGGAATCCACCACTTTCTCCTGTAGAAATAAGTGAAATAACATTGCTTATTCCGGTAAATAATCCTTTAAAAACAGACGACACAAAATCAACAGCAAGACTAATAGCACTGAACACACCTTTAAATATAGCTTTTAGTTTTATAAGTGTCCCAGTCGTTGGCTTTAACGATACCATAAAGTCTTTAAAACCATTACTTAATTGAACTAATTTTTCAGCAGTAAGAGGTGGAAAAACATTTGTAAATGCTTCTTTGATCCAAGAAAGTGTTGTACTTAATGCATCCCATGCTGCAGTAATGCCTTCAATAATTGCCGTTCTACCGCCAAGATCTTTCCAACCTTTAAGAAGAGTATTACGAGCATCTGACATATTTTGCACAACATCGCCAATAACATTAGAAAGACCAGTAAATATTTCTGTTGCCTCGTCATAATCGCCAAGTATAAGTTCAAAAGATTGCCCCCATCCGGATTGGAGAGCTTCTTTTGTTGTATCAATTAACTGTGACCAAGTTCTTACTTTTGTAGCAGCTTCTGTTGCTTTTTTCCCAATTTCAGTTGTTTCGTCTGCATAATCATTTAATGTTTTTGTTAATGCTTCTGTAGTCATCCACTGTGTTTGCAAAGAATCATTAAAGCCTTTTGTTGCGCTGATTAGATCGCCGGAAGAAAGAACTTTATACATTCCATCTGCTTGCTTTTCTAGCGTTCCCGCCGCAACAGCGGATTCTAAGAGTTGCGTCTTAAATTCAACAGTAGCCATGTTGGCGTTCTCAATTGATTTCCAATCTATAAGCTTAACATAACCTGCCGAAAGAGCTTGAGAGAAGTTATACATTGCTCTAGAAGCTTCTTGCGAATTTGCTCCAGATAAGGCTGCAGCATTAGCAATACCTTTAATTGCTTGAACAGATGTTTCCAAATCAACACCAGCATTAGTAAATTTACCAATATTGGATGTCATATCAGAAAAACTATAAATAGTTTGATCGGCGTATTTATTTAATACTTCAAGTTCTTTATTTACCTGTTCTAGAGTTACTGGAAGTCCTTCTGCGGTTTTACCAGAAGCAAGCATAGTCTTGATTGAATTTATCTTTAATTCATATTCGTTAAACCCAGCCGTAATCGGCTGAATCGCAAATGAATTAATCAGTTGTTGCCCCATAACAACTGCTTGACTACCAATTTTCATTAGCGCGCCAACCGCTATTGTTCCTAATACTGAAAATTTTCCAGTAACACCATCGATAATACCAGACAATCCAGCAAAACTAGATCCATTCGCAGAATTTCTAAGAGCCCCATCAAAATCGGCTAAAGACCTAGATGACTCTTTAATTCCTTTTTCAAAGGATTTATTGTCAAACGACATTTCTACTATTCTATTATCTATTTTATTCATAGACCTTTAACCTCCTTCCAGCAGGCATCTGCAATTTCATCAAATATGGGCTGTACTGCCGGATTAATATAATCTCTTCCTTGCACATACCCGCCATTTCTTGTTCCATGACCGTATTGTAATAATATGGCTATTTGGGTTCCATCAGTAGTAATATTGGTATTCTCCCAAGCAATGCCCAAATCAAATATAGTATACCGCCAAGCATTTGCGGTTTTCCCAGAATCTTTTGGAGTAGTAGCTTGTAATGCAGCGACCCCACGCTGCCCATATTTATCTAGGGTTGAGCGGAGTCTTCCTGGTAATTTATTCTTTGCGCCATCAAAAAATCTTTCTGTATTTTTAAAATCACCTTTAAGCCCAACCTTAATCATTGCCGCCTCCTTGTTTAGAATGGTTCAGGCTGAATTCCATTATCCTTTAACTGTTTATTAAGTTTTTCTGCCCAAATACGCCAACGCGTTGATTCTGTTTGTAAATATTCAATTTGACTGTTCATAACTCTTTTATATTCATCAAAATCTTTTTTTAGTTTTTGGTATTGTATTTCTGATTCTTTTTGGCACTCCTTATAAAATTTATCTTGCTTTGATATAGTATCATAAAGCGTGGATATAGTATCGGCATCAATATTATCTACTTCACTACTTTGTTTTTTAGATGCAAAATATACTGCAACAACAGAAATCGCCAAACTTATTATAGAAACAATGCTATCAATTGTCATTTAATTCTCCTATAGTTATTAAGTGAATTGCCGAATAAAACGGCAATCGAAAATAATGTTCCAGATCTTCCAATAATTTGATTAAGTTCTGATGCAGGAGAAATGGCAATTATAGAATATACCATAAATACTGTCCAAAATGCTCCTATTCCCATATACAAAATTTTTCTAGGCTGCCTTGTATACTTAAAATATAAAAGCGCCTCAATTATAAATAAACTAAAAGCAAAGAACAAAATAAAATATTTTTCCATTTCGATAAAATTCATAATATTCCTCATGCTTTTCTACATTGGTTAAGAGGAATCCAACCGAATTTGGTTTTGCCCCAGAGAAGACCGTTTTCGTCCGTTGCCTCTTCTAAGATTTTAAAAATATCGTTTTTTACAACTCTGCCATTTACTTTATTATTTTCGCCAGGAGCTTCTCTTCTAGAAACATTATTATTTAAAACAGAAATTAAATAAGGAGTAAATGGTTCTTTTGGTGCTTCTTTAATAGAGGGCGAATATTTTTCAACGTCATGCAGTTCTGATTGTAATAATTTTACGTCCTCTTCCATTTCATCTAGTTCTTCTTCTTCGAATTCTTCTTCGAGTTCTGGTTCTTCTTCTGGTTCTTCTTCTGGTTCTAACTCATTTTTTAAATAATCATATGCTTTCATGATATCAACCTCTCGTATTTAATTGTTGTTTTCTCGCAGCATTAAGTTGCCTATTTCTGCTAAGAACAGAATTTCGCCCCATTTTTTTAGGTGGAGCATTCTTTATACTACATACACGGATAAGAGTTAAAAGTCGATTTAAATGCCATTTTTGGCATTCAAAGGGAATGCTTAAAGAGATCATCCAATAATAAATAATTTCCGAAGTAATAATCTCTCTACTTTTAGATGCTCCAGCAGCATCTGAAAATGTAGTTGCTGTCATCTTAGCATCAATGTAATCTACTATTTGTTTTTCTTGTTCTTTATTTAATGCATAAAGTATATTATCAGGAACATTCCTGTCTATTATCATACAGCGAATATAATCTCTAATTTCTTCATTTGTCTTTTGATCTTTACCGAGGAATGGCTTACACCATTTTGACTCCCATTTTGATAAAGAGACAAGAGAGTGTTCTAAATCGATGGTTCGCTCTTTTACTGAAACAAACTGGGAAGTTTCCTCGTTATAATATTCGGTATCTGGTATCTTTATCGTTAACATTCTCTTGTCTCTTTTATCTTACTTATTAATTCGCAACCAACTTGTTAATAAATTCGATCATTTCATCCTGGTTGGAAAGCATTTGTTCAATGAATGCTTCATAAGCAATAGAAGATTTAAAATCTGCAAGAACTTGTTCGTTCTTAACAAACTTTTGTCCATCTTCACTGCGCTTGCCATAAGAGAGATCGATTAAACGATCAAGCAACCGAGCAACCATTCGGATGCTTTCTGCAAGAACCTGATTATTGGGATCGAATGGATTTTCTTCGTTAATACTGCCGGCTTCCATTCCTTCAAGAAGTTTTGCTCTATCTTGTAGATCCTGCGCCGTTTTCATAATTTCGCCATAGACATCATTCGATGCAGTTAAGATAGCTGTTTTAGATACATGGAAGTAAAGATTTTCAGTGCGTTCAACACCATTGTAATCAACAAACTTAATAGATTTTTTTAGCATTTTATTATCTCCTTTCAGATAATTAGAAATAGTTGATGGGGCAACTCAGCGCTGCCCCATCGATTATATAAAATTAAGCCGAGGGTCCTTCAGGAAGAAGAGCAAGAATTTCATTTGGAGTTGGCAAAGATGCTTCTGCAGATTCCGTGCCAAAGAGAAGAGCTTCGATTGAAGCAAGACTTGCCGCATCAATCTTAGTACTATCAATAACCAGTGAAGCAGTTGGTTTAAACCCAGTAACTTCGATGGGCGTCGTAGTGAGTTCCCAACTGAAAGTAATGGCTTCGGGCGAATCATTGATGGTTGCATAGGCTTTCTCTGAAGGAGCGGCCTGCGCGCCATAAATAATATGAAGCTTGTAGCCATAAGCATTTCCATCAGTATCGTTGCCAATAACAGTCTTATAAACAAGACCGAAATATTTACGAGTCTGCTGACCGATCATTACGCCAGCACCAAGTTCCGCAGATCCATCGCATTCGGCGAATTCATCAGGATAAGTATAAGCTTCAATAGTCGCGCCGAACTCTTCGTTGCTCATAAGAGACAAGTATTTGGTATTATCCGCATACAAAGGAGTCGCTTCGGCTCCTGATGGGGATTCAGTAACGGCGGTCAAGCCATTCCAAGGAACGCCAAGAGGATATTCCCCCTCACTATTCCGTACATAAAGAACGCCATTTGAAACACCGGTTTCAAAAAGACGCTCACCACTTTGATCCCAAACTATTTTGGTCATATTATAATCTCCTTAATTTTAATAGTATAGTGTAAAAACATAATGATTTAAATTATCCGAAATAAAATGCCTATCGAATGAGCAATACTCAAACGCATCTAGCATTGATAACGGAAGTCTAGACTCTGGACTTTGATCTATTACTGTAACTGTATAGCGAGTCTTGTTTCTATAAATAAGTGAATTGGCATGATCTATATCGAATCCATCTAATTCATAAATAATACATGGATAACTTAACTTAATTGAAGATGGTGGCTGAAAATATACTTTGTTTGATGAAAGCAAAGCTTCAAGCTCCGCCTGTAATGCCAATCTATTATCAGCCATTATACACCTCTCCTAACGTTAAAATAAGCCTGGGGCGTTGGATTTCAATATTATTTACTTTCCAACGCACGCCAAGCCATGAGACATAACGTATTGTAGAAGAATTTTCATATAAAAATGGATCCGCTATTATTGAAAGACGGTTAGAAATAGTAAGATTATCATTTTTATGTTCACTTACCTGCCATCTTCGAGTATCTTGAAGAATGTCTCCTCTATATGATTTTTCTACAACAACCTCGTCCCATACTCCAGGAGATATTTCTTTTTGTGTAATATAGCCAATCGGTCCATAAAATTTACTCATAAATATCTCCCATTTTGATTATTAAGCAGAGGGTGCAACTTCTGGCTCTACTGCTTCGGCCCAGAATGCAATTGCTGAATGGGGCAGAGTCAAAGCACCAGAAACACGAGTTTCAATCAAATACTTCTGCTGATTGAAATCGATATCGAAATCATCAAACATAGTAACTGCGCCGCCCTTATCGGCACCAATGCCATAGTCGGCCATATTAACGAGAATGGCAGCAAGTTCACTATAGACAGCCAAAGGATCCGGGTTAACAACATTATCCATAACAGGAACATCGACGATTTCTTTAACACGAAGCGCAGAAGAAAGTTCTTCCATTGTATTATAGATCCGACGGCCAAGAGAGTCCTTCAAGAGAAGCATATCGCCAAGAAGATCTGTGCGAATATACAAAGAAGGAGTACCGCTGCCCTTATAATCCGTACGAGCGCGGATAATCGCGTCAATCAGCTCAGAAGTAGTTGGTTCAGCATCCGCATCATCTTCGGGAGAGACAACTACTGGGACTGTATATAAAGCGGCATCAGTAGCAATCGGGCGGATCTTGGTTTCGATGATTTTATCATCACTGGCAGCAGAGCGACCATCGCCAACAAGCATTGCACGAGCAATTTCGGCCTCAAGACGGCCGCGCATTTCATTGCGAAGCCAAGCAACAACATCGAAATCAGTAATGTCAATAATGTCATCGCGGTCAAGTCTCTGTTTCTTATAGACAGTCTGAGGATCTGTAGTACGCTTTAGCAAAGCAAATACTTCTTCGGCCTTCTCATTGCCCTTAACATAACCCAGAGCGCGAGCTTCTTCGCCAGTAATATCGGCAACGATCGTCTTTACACGAGAGAATGGAATATGACGAGCTTGGCCAAAGACCTTTCCAACCCATTCTTCGCGTGGGGAAACCATGGCGGGAGTACCGGTCAGAGTCTTGGCATCGGGGAACAGATATTCAATATCGGTAATGCTGTGCTTCAATGCGCCAGTATTATTGCCTTCATAAGCAGCATATGCTTCCGAAATAGTTTCAAATCCATGGGCCAGAAACGAGTTCTTCAAAGTAGACTGGGATTTACGAGCATCCATAAATACCTGCTGAAGTTCATCGTAGGTCAATGCGTCGTGGGCCATGGTAGTATCATCACTGGTGTTATCAAAAACATTTTTTTTCATATTAGTAGTATCTCCTTCGATAGATGTTTGTTTTATTTCTTCTTCTTCTTCTTCTGATTCTTCTTCCGATTCTTCATTAGAAGTTTTCAATGCTTCTGCGATCATCGCATACACAACTGTTTTCTGAGTTTCATTAAGAGTTTCAAAAACTTCAGCTACTGTTTTGTCGTCATCTTCAGTTTTATCTTCCTTTGGGTCTTCAGCATGAAAAAGTTTCAGCTCCTCATTGGCAGAAATAATGGCTTCAGTTTCATCCTGAACAACAGATCCGTCGCCATGTTCGAAAGCTAAATTGTCAATATATGCCTCTGGGTTTGCCCCAGCAATAACTAGACTTACTTCACGAATAGCGCCATGAATAACATTCTTGCCTTTTTCAATCAACGAGTTCGCATAAATTGAAAGCGCGGTAATGTCACCATGTTTAATCGCCTCTTTTGCATCGACTGCAGCAGCAGAACCATTCAACGAACAGTAGGCATAGACACCATCTTTTCGATTTTCAAGCACCGCATGACCAAGAATATTCCCTGGATCATTATGAAGATGCTGCCATACTAATGGTACTGTTTTTCCATCACTATCCTGAAATGCATCTTGGAGAATAGTTCTTCCATCGCTGCATTTCAAGCCTACTTTAGTGGCATATCCACTAAAATCATACTTGTTTTTATTAGTCATATAACTCCTTTACTATATTTTTATACATTGCTATTTGGCTCAACTTCCGTTGGTTTTGGAACTGGCTGTGATTCAACAGGCATATTCTTATTTCTTAATTCATCTGCTTGCGGGGCGGTTGAGGGTTTTATACCAAGAACCGACCGAATCTCATTTGAAGTAAGAATTTCGTTTCGTGTAAAGCTATCTGCCAATTCCGCCATTTCTGTTGCGGGAACCAATTTAAGAACGTCTTTAAACCCCATTATCGTTTGCCCTTGTGTTCTTGCTGTTTTTGTCAAAAACTTTCTGCGCATCTCTTCAATAATTGAAGTAACAATAGGTTCGACAGTTCTATTATAATAATTCAATAATGTTTCGCCATTTGCCTTTCCGGAGAAAACATCTTCGGAAATACCAAGTTGGCTGTATAACATGTTGGTTAAATATGTAACTTGATTCAGTAAATTATTCTCAGAAGGCCTATTTAATTGAGTAATATGTTCGGTACCATCCGTATAAGCAATGCCGTATTTGCTACCACTTAATTGCTGCTCAATTGCTTTTCGCCTTTCT